ATGGTTATATTAATATTATGGGCAGACGTAGAAACCGAAATAAAAATAAAAATAAAAACAGAAAAGGAAGTTTCATGGAAAAGACTTATTTCAAACCTATGACAGACGATGAATTTGAAAAATTGATGAAGGAACACGACAAAGGTGGAGCGTTCAAGAAATCTGTTGTTGCTTCACAATCTTGTTGGGATTCTGGTATCAAAATTATTAAAAACTGTGGTCATATGGATATTCCAAAATTCCATGTGAAGTTCAAACAACTTGCTGACGAGAAGATTAAGAAACTTCAATCTTATTATTCTTGTCTGGAATGGTTGGCTTATCTTGAAGGCGAGATTGACCGTGAAAATAAGATTGTTACCGTTGAAGATTTGGTCATTCCTGATTCACAACAAGTAACAGGTGTAAATGTTTATAATGTTGAATATAGTTGGAATCAGGGTCGCAAAATCATCGGTGTAATTCATAGTCACCATAATATGGGAGCATTTTTCTCCGGTACTGATGATGCCTACATTAATCAGAACCATGATGTATCAATCGTTGTTTCTACAAATCAACGTTCTCCAATCAAGGGTCAGGTTCGTGTTAAAACGCCTTGTAATTCCTATGTTTTGGCAGAAGATTTAACTTTCACTGTAGAACGGGAAAATATTCTTGATGAAAAAGAATTCGAAAACGAGTTCACAAACAAAATCAACAAATACAGTCCTCCTGTGACCTATATCAACCGTCTGTTTGGTGGTGGTCGTTACAGTGGATATGGTACTAACTACCAAAATAACATGAACATTAATGTTCGTAGTAATTTTGTTAACACACAAGAACAACAAAACCTGTTCGAAGACCCATATGATGAAGAAGTTGATGGAATGTCAAAAGTAGAGGTTAGACAACAACTTAGAAGGTATTATTCAGAAGAAGAAGTTTCTGATTTCTTTAAAGAAGGTGAAGATTTTGCTAGGGATGAACTTGCCACCATGTTATCCCTTGATGATGAATATAACGAAACACTTTCTTATAAAGATGACCCAAAATTTATGGATGAAGATGAAGATGAATATGTAGAAGGTTTTCATCAAATAGTTTCTGATTTCTTTAAGGATGAAGATGAATATGTAGAAGGTTCTCATCAAATTTCAGACGGTATCCCGAAGAAAGAAGATGAAGACGAAGATGAAAGGTATCAACATCTTAACTAAATAAAAGTTCCTCCTATGATATCAGGGTGATAATCGAAAGGTTGTCACCCTACTTTTTTATATAAATACTTTCATGGATTTGAATATAATAAAAGGGAGATTTATATGAGAAAGGATTTTTTCATATCACTCATTTCAGAGAAAAACGAACAAGGTGAATTCAAATATGCTTCTATAGGAAGAATATCTTTTATAATTGTCTTCGGCCTTGCTCTATATATATGGGCTTTAGGAACAGGTGACATTACAGGTGGACACCTACAGATGTTGTACATCACAGCCACGTACAATCTGATGAAGAAAGCTACATGGTTTGGAAATGTGAAGACTTCTGCTGGTGAAATGTCCATATCAAAAGAAGAAGAACAGTCACCAAGAATCTAGGAGGAAAATATGTTTTGGTCTAATCTGTTACAAGGTTTGTTGAAAAGACCTTGGATATTTGCTCTGATTGCTATGACGATATTCATGGGTTATCAATGGACAAAGATACAAGTCCTTGAGGGAAAAGTTTCGAAACTTGAAAATAGAGTTACAGCCGTTCAGAACAATTTTGATACATGCAAAGAAAACGAAGTAACATATAAAGATGCCATTGGAAAATGCAACGACCAATCATCAGAATACGAATCAAATATAGATATATTAAACGAACAAATAAGGAATGAGAAGGAACGTGTAGTATATTGGCGTGATAAATACAACAATAAAGTGTGTTATGACCCTGTAAAAGACACTGTAGTTGTAAAACCAGACGAAAAGAGGGTATTAAATGACGAGAAAAATGTTGACGCTATTAATCGTATTAATGATATCTTTAAGCCTTAATGGATGTAGTTGGTTTTCAAAACCACTGCCGCCACCAGAACCAAAGGTTATAATAAAAACTGTATATCATTATACTCTATGTGAGAAGGATAAAAAACCTAACTATGTACAACTTCATCCAGATAAACATATAGGTTCAGCGGAAAATGTAAATATTTTGATAGGAAACATAGAAATAATGAAAGATTATGAGAAAAGTTTGGTAAATACTATTAATTGTTATGAAAAACAGACGGAGGATAAAAATGGACATATTAAAGAAAATTGATAATTATATCAACGAAGGTGGACTTGGAACAAGAACAACAAAAGTTGTAAAGTATATGGAAGACAATTGGGACGAAATGTTGGGAGCCGATGCAAAACAATGGTTAGACCATATGAAAGGTAAATTTAATTCCAAGGATATCGAAAAGGCATTAAAATACTTTAAAATATCATAAGGTAATAATGAGATTCAATAATTATTTGAAGGAAAGTGTTCTTGATGATGTATTGGATTTGGGTAGTAGATTTCTTTATTTTTGGAAGAACAAATGGATTATTAATACTGCTCATGGATTAGACCGTATCATGCAGAGAAATAAACTTTCCATGAGTGAACTGAAACGTCTATTCAGGGAAGCAATAGAAAAGGCGATAAATCTTGGTGTTCATACAGGCGAAGAAATATTGTTTTGGTCCAGAGGACTCAAACAAGGGTTTGTCAGTGCGATAGACAAACAAGGAAATATAAAGTTGATAACTTTTCTTCCAAGAGGAAAACATCAACCAAAAACAGGAACGGAACATATTGTTCTTGAGGGGAAACAAATAAGAATAGTGGAGATTTCCTAAAAATGGACCCACAAACAGTAAGAATGATAGTGGAATCTGTACCACCTGAATTGTACTTTCTGTTGTGGAAAGCTATAGTTGTATTCTTTCTTACTGTTATGATGGCAAATATTATTAAAAATTTTGCTGTTTATATAAGGTTACGTTTTTCTGATTTATTTTCAAAAAGAACTGTAATAATATATGATGACTTTGAAGGTGTGATAGAAGAAATATCACTTTCTGGTATATTCATTAGAGATAGAAGGGGTGTGACTAAATTTGTACCATTATCAAGATGGTACATGGGAGATATAAGATACCCAAATACACTAGGAAACAGAAGAAAAGAGGATAAGAATGAGATTGAGTGAATATATTATTAATGAAGGTATAAACGACAAAGGTATATGGAAATCAATATTTCTTGCTGGAACGCCGGGAGCAGGTAAATCTTTTGTAAAAGGGAAACTTAGTGGTGGTGTAGAACCAAGAACTGTAAATTCTGACACATGGACTGAGTTTCTTGGTGCTGGTGCGCCAGGAAAATGGGAATTTTTCAAAGACGATGTAAAAAGAATAACATCCAATCAATTAGCAGGATATATAAACAGTATGTTACCTTTATGGATAGATGGTACTTCATCAAAACCAGGCAATACAGTATCAAGAAAAGGTATGTTAGAGGGATTTGGTTATGATACTGGTATGTTGTGGGTAAATACTAATTTAGAAGTTGCTATAAACAGAGCAAAGGAAAGAGAAAAACTTATAGGAAGACACGTTGATACTGATTTCATTGTACAGACATGGAATACAATAAATAAGTTAAAGCCCTATTACAAACAACAATTTAGATGGTTCAAAGAAGTTAGTAACAATGACGGCGAACTAACAGATAAAATACTAACAAAACTTTATAAAGAAACAAATGTTTTCTTTACAAAACCATTAGAAAATGGTCTTGGTTTGTATTATAAAGAAGAACTTATTAATAAAAATGGTAAATATCTAGAAGACTTAGAAGGCATAGATATGACCATGATTAAACAAAAAATCAAAGGATGGTTTAACTATTAATGGAATATAAGAAGTTAATAGAATCAATTGTAAGTGGTGGATATCCAGACGATGGTTCAACTGGACCAGCATCCGATGATGATTTGCCTACAGGAACAACTGTATTTGGCGACAAAATGGTTCCCGTAAAAGTAGATAACAGGTTAACTGGTTCCTATATAAAACACGTACCAGCAGATGAATTAGGACAAAAATGGAATTATGATGAGTTTGAGTACTCACAACCTATGGGTTCACGTGAATCATACTCAGATACATTGAATAGTTTAAACAAACTACTTGGTGATAGATTATGGAAACACACAACAAGAAGAAAACAACACTTTCAGTCTGATAAAGAGGATGCTAGAAGTAGTAATGACATAGACCAAGACAGTAAATTGTCAGATGATGAGGAAGAATCTATGGAAATAACAGAAAAAATAAACAAGTACTTAGGTCAAGAAGAAATTAACGAGGCTGTTATATCTATAAGTGATAGAAAGTCACTCTCTAAAGTACTGTTGAGTGGAAAGAACGCAAAAATAAACATAAAGAGTCTGGATACAAACGCCTCTATCATTAACAATGAGAATAATGTTGTTATATCTTACAAAGAGAGTGAAGATTTTACCTTATCTTTGGTGGATATAGCTGATTCATTAGGAATGGATTTTAAAGTAAGGAAAGCTGGTGGAAAACAAATATTCGTAATGACAAAGTAGATTGAATAAAGGTGGGAAATATGATTGATGATATTGTTAATAAGTATCTAGGGGAAATGACTAGTGCCACAGATTGGAAAGGACCACATGTTCCAATGACGCGTAAAGAGGCACTATCCAGAATAGAAAAAACTGACGACAAAGAGGAAATGGGATTTCTAATAAGAGTCGCTAATCTTGCTGGAGCAACACAACATGAAATGAGGAATGCTCTTGATGGTAGAACTTATACCATGTTCAAGGGTGACATAAACGACCCTAAATACAAAAAGTGGACGAAATAATAAAGTGAAGCCCTGTCAACTAAACAGGGCTTCTTCATATGGACAACCTTCTTCTAAATGAAATTCCGAAACATCAAACTCTTCTATGTTATAATGTTTTAATCTTATATCAGAGTGTTTAGTTAAATGTTTTGTTTCATCACATATATCCCAGACAACAGCACCTTTTGTTTTATCTGCATGTAAACGTAATGTTCTACCTATGCTTTGTAAGACCCTTATCTTACTCTTAAAAGGAGAACCTAATATAAGATGTCTTAGTGATTTTATATTAATACCCTGCTGAAAGATACCGCACCTAATAGGTGGCGATAAGAACAATCTTATTCGCCACCAAATCCTCCTTTACTGCTGTTGGTTTCATATTCTATATACCTCCTATTCTTCGTATTTTCCACCCTTTATAGGGTGTGTTTTTTTCTTTTAATCTTCTCATAAATCCATAACGATTTAATTCTGGATGTTTTTTGCAAAAGTTGGTAAGGTCATCAACTTCTATATTTTCACCATTTGGTGATGTTAGTATGTATCCTGATGTATCCCTACCAAACTCTATATTCTTTAACCTTTCAATCTCATCATCTATATCAGACACATTATCTAGTTTAACACATAGGTATCCTTTATGATGTAATCGTCTACCATTAGCAACAAAGGTCATCTTACAATAATTTATACCAACCTCATTACAATATTCTTTGAGATTTTCAACAATCACGTCTTCTTTTTTGGGGGTCAATATAAGGAACTTTTTCTTGCCATTAGTATTTCCCTTCATAGAATTACTCAGTTTCATTCGGGTGAGTTCGTGTGTTATACCACTATCACCTTCAATCATATTATATCCATTAGGATACAAGGTATTATAATGATTTATATAGTATATTTCCTTTTCATTCATTTCTTCTATTGATTTGCATTCACAAATAACTTCCCATTGAAAGTTTTCATATCCATATTCATTCAATGCTTCATGAAAAGGTGTCTTGTTTGCTCTGATATGTTGACCTTTTCTTACTTCAAAAGGTTTAACTGTTTGTCCTATATAACTCTTCCCATTGATAGTATTGGTTGACTTGTATATAATCATTCCATATCCTCCTATATGTATTTATACAACTTAGGGGATATTTTAGAATATTTTAATATTAATCTTTACCAACGTTAGACATAACCCATTCATCATCAACATCATCTTCAATGGTTATATTACATGCTTTCTTGAACAATCCATTGGATAACGGAACATCAGTGTCAGGGTCAACTTTTACCATATATTCACCGAATTCAATAGACACAATTTTCTTATCTTTCTCATCCATATATTTTCGCCACTTTTCTCTGGCGGTGGCAGAATCTCGACCACTAAGAAACTCTATTTCATAGTCAGAGAACGCATCATCTTGCGTCAGAATGCGTTTTAACGCATCACCCTCATCAGTCACCTTACCAACCAAAATTAACACATTACCATCAGAATTCAGAACTATGTCTTTTATTAACCCCTGTCTATATGTGTTTTGAAATACCTCATCTTTTATTTCATTATAAGTTCCTTTGGGTGGTACTCTATAGTTTATATGGACCATCTTAATAAAAGCCTCAGCAACATATCCCATTTTTGCCAGACGAGAAGCACCATATTCTCTCAGTATAGGGCCAAGATATGACTGAACCTGTAAACATTCTAATAGTTGGTGTGGCATTGTTCCAGTGAATCCAAATCTCCATCGAGCATTAGGACATTCTTGTAATAATTCACCTAAAACTTGTGCTTTTGTTCCGTGACAATTCGAAACCACAACATCATTTGCGATATAATTATTGTTGTTCTTGACATGAAGGTTATATGTTTTTTCGGGTTTATCTATTTCAGTTCTTTTTACGAGTTTCATGTAGTTTCCTTGTAGTTTCTATATCAAATACACCATTTTCCAATCTATAAAGGTTATCTAGTATATAATGTTCGGTTACTATATCATATGAGTATCCATATGTATCACACCAAGTAGACAATGATTTTTCTTTTTCTTTTTCTACTTTACCATTGATTTTACAACTCGGTTTTATTTCAACAACATGTTTCGTTATATGATTTATAAAATCTACTATGTATAATCTATTTTTATTGTCAATAGAATATGGTATTCTCAATGTTTCATATTCATATTCTTGGTTGAAATGATGAAAAAATGCCTCCCAAGAAGACCTATATTTTCTATTATTATATTCAACCTGCCAATGTGTGTGTGAATTATGGATGTTTGGGGTAAAATCGCCGTTTCTAATAGTTTCTTTTATACTATTTGATTGTTTTTTCTTATGTTCATCTGTTAAAACAACCCCAAACATGGGATTACCACTACCCTTCCTATCAACTGATAACTTTAACAATCTATTATCATCATCTTTGGTCAATCCTTTATTCCAAGGCTTCATACCAGTTTTGGTGTTTTTATTCCAAGGTGTTCCGACATTCAAATTATCTTTTATTTTGTCGCCGTGAAGTTCTTGACATTTTATACCACCAGTTTTACATGCATCAGATTTTAGTTTATCAAGTACCTTCTGTTTGTCACTGTCATCCACCCCATATATTATATCAAAGTTTTGTATGTAGTGAGGTTTTTTTATACGTCTATTAAAAAGAACGACATTATTTCTTCCCATAACAACCACACCGTTTGATAGAAATATCTTATCTGATTGATATTCTAACACCATTACACATTGATTATATTTTTCTAACAATTCATTATGTTTGTTTTTCATGATTTCACCTTTTGTTCTATGAACCTATAGGTATTTATATTTTTATGAAAAACTTATAACATCATGATCTTCTGTCAACTCATCGGCTCTTATATAACCATCTGATGTGAGTATTTTGTGATTACCTGTAACTTTTAATATCCCGCCGTTATCAAATTCCAATTTATACATTTTATCTTCGGATGATACTGTCATATTCTCATATACTTTTTCCACAACATCTTCTTCATACTTTTTGTTATCAATGTTATATGAAATTACAATATCACCTATAACCAAATCCTTTATCTTTTCATATCCATTGTCTGTTTTTATCAAGGTATCACCATCAAAACACTCATCAACTATAACAGTGTCCATTCTTTCCATATAATGACGTACATTGTTTAGTGATTGCCATGTACTGATGACCATAGGGTTATCCCATTCTTTCCAGTTATCCCCTACACGTCCAATTTTAGACATATCAATTCCATAATCTCTCATATCTTCATAAAATTGAGTGACTAAACCAACCGATGGAACTATTATTATCCCATTTTTACAGTTTTCTGTTTCCATTAATTGTCTTACTATATAAGATATCATTATACTTTTACCACTATTATGAGTAATCATACCACTTTCTGTTATGTATAGACTATCTTCTACTTGTATACCATAAAAGTCTCCTTCACCTAAAGATTCTACTGTGAAACCACTTCTATATGAGTTTGTATTGGATATTCTTGTTGGTTTTTTTCTTGCTATTCTTACTGGTATTTTTGCTATATTACCCATTATATAAGCACGATAATACACACAACCATTTATAACCTTATCAGAAACAGAACAAGGTAAACCAAGAGATATTGACAATCGTTCAACATCATCCCTCAATTTATTTGATTTTGATGTAAACTCGTAGTATACACCATTAGTCAGACTACCATCTGAATCAATTAATCCAGCTAGTAATTCTTTTCTATAATCCACGTCCTGTTGGAATAGAATATTTGGTATAAATCTATCACCACATTTTAACCCACCATTCCATTTGAATGTTATACCGATCTTATCAAATTCAGAGTAAACAATATTTCTTTTTTGTCTTGATCCAATAATTTTATGTAAAATACCTTTGGATATAACATTCATTCCAAGTTTTTCAGCTTCTTCTTTAACGTGTTCAATACATTCTGGATCTTTATTTGTAATTGCACACTGATAATCATGACCATCACCAAGATACAAACCAATAAAATATGGTGACAAATTACAATCAATATTATTTTTTTTGATACATGCATAATTTTCAAAATAAAGAAGTTTTGATGTGTGTTTATAATCATTACCTTTTGACATATAATCAACTACTGATATATTATCAATAACATCTTTTTTTCTACTTCCAGTATGGCCCAAATGTAACAAATGATTTCCGGTTACAGTTATTGGTTTTCTATTATTTTTAGGTTTTATTTTATAAAGATTATCAATACCACTGAATGTATCAAGAACTTTTTTTGGTTTACCATCTTTACCAATAACATAATCACCTATAACAATATTTTCTATGTTTTTATAGAAACCATCATACATCAAAACTCTGTCACCTTTTGCATGACATGCCGTTGCCGATCTTATGATACCTTTGGATGTCTTTAAACAAGAAGATATACAGTCATCTTGATAGTCATATGGTTCATACAACAAATCCTTTTGGTACTCTGGTCTTATACCTACAAATAGTTTCTTAACACTATCGGATAAAGTATAAGTCAATTCAGGCCATTCCCTTTTTGTATACTTTATTAGTTCTAGGGTCAAGCCATACGGAAGAGTTCTATCTTGTTTCTTGAATAAAGATATACGTCCATCCCAAGCACCGGATTTCCATAGGTCCATGAATTTATAGCCATCAACATAATGACTGAAATGTTCCGTCACATGACGTAAATAATCCCAATTTTCAGTATCTAATTGTATGTGTAATGGGTCTTTAAGTGATATTTCCAACATTTGTAAATCAAAATCCGCCCTTTTGGTTTTCTAGATAACTCTTTATGTTCCATTGTTGGGCCTCAAATGCCTTGGAAACAACTTCGAAGTATTTTGCTCTAAGTTCTTGTTTTCTCAACAAAGCCTTGAGCTTTAGTATTTCCTCATCTTTTGGCAAGTAATACTTTTCTATTTCTGTTTTTGTTAATGATACAGAACCCTCTTTAAGTGTCTGATATTTTTGACCAACTAACTTGTCCAGACGGTCGCTGACCTGTTCTACCTTGGCACACTCTTGAAGGTATTTAAGTCTAAAGTCCTTGTAATGAAAGGCATTTCTCTCTAACCTCTCTTTTATAGAAAACTCATTAAACATTAATATATCATAGACATTATATTGTTCTTCCAACTTACCAAAAAGAGAATCTTCATTTAATTCCTCTCGTATTCTTTGAAGAACGTTCTTAGATTCTTCACCATAAGCATTTAATAACTCAACGTAATCTCTATCGCTCATATTTCACCGTTTTCATATATCATTTTTTGTTCAAATATACCACATATTATTTTCAACGTAAACATTAACATCTTATATTTATCAATGTAATATATTGATATCAGGAAAAATCTTGATGTTTACGCATAGAAATAAATATGGTATCATGTTGAAAATAATTAGTAGTATAGGAGTGCGTTAATCTGTGGCTGAATCAGAAATGATAGAAGATACTAGATATCTTGAACAAGTGATGACGAAGGCGTTGATGTGTGACAAGGATTATGTTGTTACAATCACTAGGGTTTTCGAAGATGACTATTTTGATTGTGATGAAGTTAAAACTATATTTAATTTCACTAAAAGTTACTTTGAGCAGTATAAAGAAATACCCCAAAAAGAAGTACTTATCAACAGTTTGTCAACAGAAGCACGTGAACCTGTTAATAGATACTTATCAGAAATAGAAAATATAGAGATAGACATAGCAAGAAATAGGGACTGGTTGTTGAAACAATCAGACCTTTATTTGCGTGACAAAGCAATAAAAGATGCTATTAGAAAGTCTGTAGATATCATCGAAGGAAATGATGACACACAGAACATTAGAACTATGGTTGAACATGCTCTTTGTAGAACCATTGACATAGACTTGGGTTTGAATTATTTTGATGACTTAAATACACGTCTTACCCGTATGTTTTCTGATGATACACAAAGGATTCCAACATATTTTCCGGTTTTTGATGAATTCATAAATGGAGGATTCCCTCCAAAAACTCTTAGTGTTTTTGTAGCAAAGATTCATGGCTTTAAGTCGAATACAATGGTTAATATGGCGGCCAGACAGGTTCTTCAGGGAATATATATTGTTGCCCACCTACATACCCTCATTTGCCATCGGGGCGTTCATCGGTCTGGTTATGAACGCCACCCTGGCCATGGCCACGTTGATCAGCAGCCTTATCTATAGAAAATATTTGCCCCTTCGCTACGTATGCCTGTTTTTCATCGCCTTGAGCACCTATTTCCTGGGCTATGTCCTCTATTG